AATAAGAAGTTTAATTCTTTAAATAAAAAATATTTAAGAACTGAAAAAAACACAGTAGTTTATACTGATTTTGAACAAATGGATTTGTCAGAGAAATTAGAAAATATACAAATAGAAATGAGTAAAATATCTACTGAATTAGAAGAATTAGAAAACTAAATAAAACCGGGGTTCGATATCCCGTTAAGTATAAATAAAAACAAAAACAAATATCATGGAAAAATTAGTTGAATTTTTAGAATATAGGGTTCAAGCCTTAGAAAAAAGAATAAATGAATTAGAGCAAACCGTAACCGAACAAAATAATTATATTTTGGGCGAACAAAAAAAAGAATCATGAAAACATTATTTGACAGTAACGAAATTTATCATTCGTCACCCGGAATTAGCGCTTCAGGTTTAAAAACAATATTTAAAAAATCGGTTTATCATTTCTTAAATCAAAAACGTTTTGAATCTTCGGCGATGGCTTTAGGTTCTGCGGTTCATTGCGCTATGTTAGAGCCTGAATTGTATTACAAAGATTACCATGTAATGCCCAAAATAGATAGGCGTACAAAAGCCGGAAAAGAAGCGTTTGAAATTGAAACAAAAAAATCGGATGGTAAATTATTATTAGCTTTAGAAGAACACGATAAAATCACGAAAATATTAAAGAACTTTAGAAATCACGATTTGGCGCAAAAATATTGTCAAGGCGAAATTGAATTGTCACACTATAAAAAACATGAAAATATTGATGTACGAATAAGGCCCGACGCTTTGAATAGAATAGAAAACTTTATTTCAGATGTTAAAACGTGCCAAGATAACGCACCGATGGCATTTAAAAGGGATGTTTATAAATATGGCTATCACCTACAAGCGGCGTTTTATTCGGATATGTTAGGAGTTCCGGCGGAAAACTTTCGTTTTATTGCCGTTGAAACAAATTATCCGTTTTCGGTTGAGGTTTATGGTTTGAGTAATGAAATGATTGAACAAGGGCGTAAGGGTTGGAAAAGGGCTTTTAACGATTGGAAAATATACGTAGAAACGGGTATAATTTCGGGTTACAATTGGAATGATTTTAATAATGACGGAAGTTTGGTTTTATAAATATGGAGTTAGAATTTTTAATAAAAAAAGTAAATCAACATTTTAACGTTGATATTTCACTAAATTCAAGAAAACGCCGGGATGTAATGTCCCGCGCAGTATTTTATTGGTTTGCACGAGAAAAAACCGGACACACACTACAACGAATTGGTTCAATTGTTAATAGGGACCATTCTTCGGTTGTTTATTCAATGCAAAATTTTGATAATTGGGTTAATTCCGATTTGCATTTTAAAAATGAGTTTGAAAAATTAGAAGTGTTGCTTTTTAACGAGATTAGCGTTGAAAAACTAACAGAAGAAAAATTGTTATTAAAATATAAATTTCTTAAAATTGCAAATGAAATATTAACGGATGAGGTTTTAAATTTAAAAAAACAATTAAAAAATAAGAAATGATAAAAGAAATAAAATTAATTATACAAACTTTAAAAAACGTTTTATAATGGCAAAAATAAATCCGTTTGAAAAATATTTAAAAGGCGAAGATTTATTGCAACGTGCCGTTATGAATTATATTAAAATGCAATATCCTAAGGTTATTTTTACGCATCCAATGAATGAAGGTAAACGAACTCCTTTTGAACAATATAAAATGAAATATTTAGGAGCAAAACCCGGAATTCCTGACTTGTTAATTTTTACACCAAATAAAAATAAAAACGGATTAGCGCTTGAATTAAAATATAAGTATAATAAACCGACACCAAATCAAAAAGATTGGCTTAGATGGCTTGAAAATAGTAATTGGGCGGTTAATTGGCATAATAATTTCGATGATTGTATAAAAACAATTGACGATTATTTTAACAATGAAATTTAAAATTAAATAAAATGAAATATAATGATGTTTATTTTGATAATACCAATCAAAAAATTAGATGGACTCAATCCGCGCCTGAAGGTATTGCGGTAACTTACGAGTATGTAGGTTCCACAACAAGGGTTGAATTCGACTTGTTTATTGAGTTACTTTGGTATAAGTATGAAGATACTTTTATTGATATAAACGAGTTAAAAAAAATCTTTAAAGAATTACGAACTTTTTGTGATTCTGTAAAGAATAATTACACTTTATAAAGAAATATCTTTATATTTGTTGTGATATTGTCGTGGATATCGTAAAAAAAATTAATGGAATCCTATTGATGAAGCGCCCGCGACCGCTGAATTGATAGGGTTTTACTTTTATTAAAATATGGAAATAAACAAAATTTACAAACCAAAGAAATTTTCAAGATTTACAATTGTACCTAATAATATTTTTAGGCACAAAGAAATATCAGCAAGTGCAACCGGTTTATATTGTTGGCTTTTTTCACATGATGCAAAAACGGAAATGACGGTTCAATTTATATGTGGCCATTTTAAAGACGGAAAAGACGCCATTAATAAACGAATAAAAGAATTAATAAAAGAAGGTTTTTTAGTTCGTAAGGAGTTAAGAACGGGTGGAAAATTTGCCGGTTATAATTATTATTTAAACGATAAGCCTAAGAAAATAACCGCAACCGGAAAAACCGTAACCGGAAAAACCGCGGCGGTAAAACCGGACCCGGTTAATCCGCAACAAAGTAATACTATAAACACTAATATAATAACTAATAAAAGAAATACTAAAGTACAAACAACTATAAAATCAAAAACGCCATTATACAATGAAATGATAATTAAGGCATTTCCGCATTTTATAAAATTATTTCCTAATCAATATAAACCAAAAGGCGAAACACAAAAAAATAAATGGTTGGATTGTTTAGATAAAATACAAAGAATTGATAAATATGATTTAAGGGATGTTTACGAGGTTACAAAATCACTTCGAAATGATGACTTTTGGCAAACTAATTTTTTAAGTATTTTAAAATTTAGAAATTTAGATAAAAACGGTATTAAATATATTGATAGATTTATGTTAAATCAAAAGGCAAAAACAAAACCCGTTGGATATTCAAAAGTTAAAGGAATTATTGAATACTTTATTTATAATAGTCCGGCCGACGGAAATAAAGAATTAGGCGCAAAAACAAAAGGCGGTCAATTATTTGAATTTCATATTAAACAATTAATGCACACAAACGAATTTAATGAATTAAAAGATTATGTAATTAAAAATAAATAAAATGAGATTTGAAAATCAAAAAGATATTGAAAGGGAAAACAAAGCCATTAAAGCGTTTTTAAAACCCTTTAACGGTACTTTTAAAAAGTTGGGTCGCAATGATATTGATTTTATAGTTTATGACCTTAAAGGAGCTATTTTGGCTTTTGTTGAAGTTAAAGGTAGATTGAGAAATATAGACAATTCATTTCCTTTACCCATTTCAGTAAAAAAATTAACTAAGTTATTAGATAAAAAAATAAATCCCGTTATTATTTGGGCGTGTTTTGATGGCATTATATTCTCCGAAGTAAAAGATTTAAAAGGTGAGATAAAAATTGGCGGACGTAAACCGCGAAAAGGTTCGTCAAATGATATTGAATTAATGGCTTACTATGTAAATGATATAACTAAAAACAAATTTAAATTTATAAAATATTAAAAATGAATAGAGAATTAAAAAAAGGCTTAGAATTAGTATTATTATTAGATTTAATTATTGCAACAATGGACGATTATAATTTAAAAGGACCCGTAAAAAATAAAGCTAATTTATTCAGAAATTCTATTGAATCGAATGTGAATAAAATAGTAGATAAATGTATGATACATGACGAAGAATTTTTTCAAAACGCATCAAAACGAAAAGAGCGGATGATTAAACAATTAGCAAGTTTAAGCGAAGACGACAATATTTTACTAAGTGACTTTGTAGATAAATTTATTTCTAATATAGAAATTGTCCGTAAAAAAGGAATTGTATTTTTTGACAAACTTTTATAAATAAATATTATGTAATTAAAAAAATTCTTTTACTTTAGCAAAAACAAAAACAAAACAAATGAAAACTTTTAACGATTTTAATATTGACGTTGGCAATAAATCCGCCGGAAAATTAAAAACTAAATGCCCAAAATGTAGCGATTCAAGAAAAAATAAAAGAGATAAATCATTGTCGGTTGATATTGACCAAGGTTTATTTAATTGTCACAATTGCGGTTGGTCCGGTACAACAAAATTCCAAAAGAAACCCGACTATATTAAACCAAGAAAAATTGAAGTAAATTTAAGTAAAGAAATTATAAATTGGTTTGCGTCCCGTAAAATATCGGAAGCTACTTTATTACATTGGAAAATTGGCGAATCAAAAGAATATTTTCCTCAAGTTGGAAAAGAACGCCGCGCCGTAAATTTTAATTATTACAGAAATAAAGAATTAGTAAACGTTAAATTTCGTGACGCGGAAAAGAATTTTAAAATGGTTTCGGGTGCTGAACTTGTTTTTTATGGTTTGGATAATATTACAGAAATGGAAACGGTTTATATTGTTGAAGGCGAAATGGATGCGCTTTCGTTACATGAAGCCGGTATTTATTCGGTTTGTAGTGTACCAAATGGAGCATCTAAAGGAAATGCGCGTTTAGAATATTTAGATAATTGTTTCGAATACTTTAAAGATAAAAAACAAATTATTCTTTGCACCGATAACGACGAAGCCGGTTTGGAATTGCGTAATGAATTAGCGCGAAGGTTCGGAGCATATAAGTGTAAATATGTTGAATTTGGCGATTTTAAGGACGCTAACGAGGTTTTAATATCTAAAGGCGGCGAAGTATTAAGAAATTTTATAAAAGGTGCTAAAAACTTTCCATTGGAAGGCGTTTTAAATATAAATGATATTTGGCAAAATGTTTTAAATTATAATGAAAACGGTGTAAAAAACTATTCGATAGGCTTACCTAATTCCGATACTTATTTTAAACTTGCTTTTGGTGAGTGGACCGTTGTTACCGGAATACCTAATTCAGGTAAATCGGACGTTGTAGACCAAATTTGTTGTAACATGGCGATAAATTACGGCATGAGATGCGCAATGTTTGCACCCGAATCATTTCCATATGAGGGCCATATTAAAAGAATTGCAAACAAATTAAATGAAAAAAATTGTAATAACGATGATTTAAACCAAACAAAAGATTTTATTGAAGACCATTTTTTTTGGATTAAAATTGACTTAGAAAATTTGTCTTTAGAAGGGATTTTAAATTCTTTTCGTGAATTAGTATTTCAAAAAGGGGTTAACGTTGTGGTCATTGACCCTTGGAATATGCTCGACCATTCGGCCCAAAGGGACCATTCATATATTGGAAAAGCGCTTTCGTCTATAACGCAATTTTGCCAACAAACTAACACACATTTATTTTTGGTAGCACATCCAAGAAAAATTGAATCTGAAAATGGTAACTATAAAAAACCAACGTTGTATGATATTTCAGGAAGTGCGGATTTCTTTAACAAGGCCTATAACGGAATTATTGTTTTTAGATGTATCGGGCAAAAGACGCAATATAAATCGGATATTGTTAAAATGTATATAGAAAAGGTTAAGCGTAAGGAAAACGGGCAATTAGGTGAATTCGAGATTGCTCCGGATTTTGAAGCCGGCGGAATTTATAAGGATATTGATTTGGCAAATAAAAAGTTTGAAGTTATAACCGACAATTTACCGTTTTAATGATGAAAAAAATTAATAGGGTAACCGATGAACACCGTAAGGCCATGCAATGGTGTTTGAAAAATAATATAAAAGTTTATATTAACCCCTCGCATTCAGGTTTAAAAGTTGAAATTAATGATAATGGTAGAAAAATTTGTTCTCCTAAGTACTACAATAACGAGGAAGCCTTAAATAAGTGTTGGGAACTTTATTTGTATCTTTACAATAAATATTGGACAGTATGATTTTTAATTTTAATACAATAATTTTTCCTATTTATGGATTTATGTTAGGCGCTAATTATTGGAACTCTGAAATGAATGAAGATTTTGATGAAAACGATTTAATTAACGAAACCGAACATTGTTTGCAATTTATGTTTTTATTTGTTGGAATTTCTTTTGTATGGTATAAAGAAAAAAATTGATAAAATTAGTTAATATAAAAACTATTAATGAAACGCCCGGCAATCCTCGTTTTATTAAAGACGCAAAATTTAAGCTATTAGTTCAGTCAATTAAAAAATCTCCTTGGATGATGAATATTCGGCCAATTGTTGTTGATGAAACAATGACAATATTAGGCGGAAATATGCGTTTAAAGGCTTGCAAATCGGCCGGGTTGTTTGAAATTCCTATTCATATTGAAAGCGGATTGACTGAAGCGCAAAAACGCGAGTTTATAATAAAAGATAATTCCGGGTTTGGTGAATGGGATTGGGATATTTTAGCAAATGAATGGGATGTAAAACAACTAATTGAATGGGGTGTTGATTTACCGGTTTTTGATTTACCTTTAGATGATGAACAACCTAAAGACGAAACAAATGATGATGATAAACACGTTTGTGAAATGTGCGGTAAATAAAAGTTTTCGTAAAGTTTTCGTAAATAAATGAAAAAATTCTTTTAAAAATTTGTTTAATTGAAAATATTCTTTTACATTTGTATTGTTAATAATACGGAACAAAACAAATATATTATGAAAACATTAGAAACATTAAAACAAGAGTTCATAACACTTGAGACTAACTATAAAGCTAATCCGTTACCAATGGGAACAGAGTATAATTCATTTGCTAAGAAATGGAAAAGTCTTAAGTCTCAAATTAAGAACTACGACAATTCTACTAACATTATGAAAAGAGATGGTCTTAAGGTTTCTAAGAGTGGAGTAGGTTACAAGGTTGAGTTTCAAGGGATAGTTGCAGAGCTTTGGTTAGATGGTTGTGTTACTGATTATTGGGCCATTGATGTAGTGGAAGGTGATTTAGATTTCGAATTTATGGAACACGAAACTAAATCAGATGCGATATGGTATTTGTACAACTCTATATTATCTAATAACTAAATAACTAAAGGGGTGTAACTATTAGCTTTTTAAACTTGGTCGTTGCGGAGCAAAATAGAGCATCCCTTTTTTAATGTAAAAAAACTTAATTTAAAAATAAATATTATGGAAGATTGGAAAGACTTATTGTATAAAAGCTATGAAGATAAAAAAGATACTATTAAGAACGATACTATGAACGAAACAATAGAGCGAATTAAGTATTTAGCTAATTTAATGGACAACACGTTTTTAGTTAAACAAATAGAATTGTTAGAGTTGCAAATTGATTACGAAATAATAAAAGCCAAAATAAAAACAATTGACTCCCTGCCAAAATAAGGGAGTTTTTTTATATCCGTTTATTTATTTAACTTTGCAATATGGCAACAAAAACAAACATATTAAAAAAGGGATTACTTGACGCGTTAGAACAATCATTAGGAATTGTCACAACCGCGTGTAAAATAGTCGGTTGCAACCGTTCAACTTTTTACGGACACTATAACCGGGATTCTGAATTTAGGGCCGCAGTTGATGACCTACAAAATATAACTTTAGACTTTGCAGAATCGCAATTGCATAAACAAATTAAAGACGGCAATACAACCGCAACAATATTTTATCTAAAAACAAAAGGTAAAAAGCGCGGATATATTGAACGAAAAGAAGTTGAAATGAGAGCCGAAGTATCTACAACAAAGCTATCAACGGAAGCGCAAAAGAAAATTGACGATATTTTAAACGATGAATATTAATACAATAATAAAGGAAAAATGTGAAAATTCCTTGTTATTCTTTACGCGTTATATTTTTAAAGAAAACACCGGAAAAAAGTTTGAAGCCGCTGAATTTCATAAAACCTTAGTCGATACGCTTGAACGCGTTTATAATGGCGAAATCAAAAGATTAATTATTAACGTTCCGCCAAGATATGGGAAAACAGAAATCGCGGTAAAAATGTTTATAGCTTGGAGTTTAGCAAAGCGCCCATCTTCAAAGTTTATACATTTAAGCTATTCCGACGCGTTGGCATTGGATAACAGTTCCATGACAAAAGAATATATTAATTCCGATTCATTCCAAAGAGTTTGGAATATAGATTTAAAAAAAGATTCACAAAGTCAAAAGAAATGGTACACAACCGAAGGAGGCGGAGTTTATGCGACGTCTTCAGGGGGTGCAATTACGGGTTTTGGGGCCGGAAGTGGTGGCGCTATAATTATTGATGACCCTTTGAAGCCTGACGATGCCTTATCCGACGTTAAACGGTCTTTTATTAATAATCGGTATAATACAACTATTCGCTCGCGTGTTAATAGCAGAGAGGTGCCTATTATTGTTATTATGCAACGATTGCATGAAGAGGATTTAAGCGGTTATTTATTAGACGGCGGTTCGGGTGAGCATTGGCATCATTTAAAATTGCCTGCATTAGATGACGAAAACAATCCGTTGTGGCCGGAAAAGCATTCATTTGAAGAACTTGAATCAATTAGGCAAGCCGACCGTTATACGTTTGCGGGCCAATATTTACAACTTCCGTCACCGCCCGAAGGTGGAGAATGGCGTAAAGGTTGGTTTCAAATCATTAATAAAGCAGAAATGCCGGGAGATATCGTTTGGGAGATGTATATTGATGGCGCTTATACAAAAGACACTAAAAACGACCCGACCGGGATACAAATAAGCGGTAAAAGTGGTGATAATTTATATATATTTAAAAGCATAGATAAATATTTAGAGATGCCGGAATTAAAATCTTTTATTTCTAACTTTGTTAAGTCTTGCGGTGTTAATATAACGCAAATATTAGTTGAACCCAAAGCGTCCGGTAAATCTTTAGTTCAATTATTAAGGCGTGAAACAAGTTTTAATGTTTCGGAATTAAAAACAAATTTCGTTAGATATTCAAAGATTGAAAGGGCGCGTGCGTCATCGCCTTTTATTGAAGGTGGACGCGTTGTATTGATTAGAGATAATTGGAATGATGCTTATTTACAACAAGTAAGTACGTTTCCAAATGCTAAACATGATGAGCATATCGACGTCACTTCCTATTCAATAGAACGAAACTTAATAAACAATTTCTTCATAGTTTAAAACAATTTTTAATTTTGTATTTTTACGAAAATTTTATATCAAAATAAAATATGGCTTCATTTTTAGACAAATTAAAATCAATCGTTAGCAAAAATCAAACACAAAACACAAATATAAATTATAATAAAGCGATTTATAATTGGTTAGGTGAGTCGATTGTTTGGAATTCAGAAAATGACGATTCATATATAACGGAAGGTTACCGAAAAAATTCGACTATTTATTCATTAATTAATTTAATAACAAAAGCGGCGACAACAATTCCGTTTCAAATTTATGAAGTTAAAAGCGAAAATGATTATAAAAGATATAAAGCATTAACAAGCGGAACCATAGATTCGACGACTATAAATAAAGCCGCTTTATTACAAAAGAAATCATTAATTGAATTAAGCGATACCGATTTGCACGAACTTTTAGAACGTCCTAATCCTGCTCAATCTTATAATTCTTTTATAACCGAAGTTATTTCATTCGGTAAATTAACCGGAAACCGTTACATTTATGGAATTGGCCCGGAGTCAGGGCCTAAAATTGGTAAAATTTCTGAAATGTATGTAATGCCATCGCAAGCAATGGAAATTGTTTCGGGCGGTATTATGCAACCGGTTTCAAAATATAAATTAGAATACAATGGAACGTTTGAAATTCCGGCTTCTGAAATATGCCATATAAAAGATTTTAACCCTTACTATGACGGTACGGGGTCGCATTTATACGGTCAATCGCCATTGCGTGCGGGTTTACGTTCATTAACAACTAATAATGAAGCGGTACAAACCGGAGTTAAATATTTACAGAATCAAACGGCAAGAGGTTTATTAATGTCAGAGGAAGGTGATTTAAACGAAGTGCAAGCGCAACAATTAAAAGATAAATTTAGAAAACAATTTCAAGGTTCCGACAATGCCGGTGATGTAATTATTACACCGAAAAAATTATCATGGGTTAACTTTGGTTTAAATGCTGCGGATATTTCTTTAATAGAACAATATAACGCATCAGTCAAGGATTTATGTAATATTTACAACGTTCCTGTTCAATTATTAAACAATACTGATTCGAGTTCTTATAATAACATGAGAGAGGCTAAAAAGGCTCTTTATCAAAATGCGGTTATTCCTGAACTACTTAAAATAAAAGACGAATTAAATCGTTGGTTGGCTCCAAAGTATGGAAATAAACTATGTATTGAATTTGATTTTACAGTTATACCGGAACTTCAAGAGGAAGCCGATAAAGTAGTTGACCAATTAGCAAAGGCTTGGTGGATAACACCTAACGAAAAACGTTCTGTAATGTCGTACGGGGTTGATGAAGAAAACGAAACTTTAAATGATTATTTTGTGCCGGCAAATTTAATTCCTGTAAAAGCTAACGAAATCGATGCGCCTATTGAGTCAATAGATGTTGACGTTAATAAGTTTTTAACACCAACGGAAACACCTAAAAAAGAAATAAAAGGGATTAAGGTTGCAACGTATGACGATAAACAAAAATAAGTGGCAAACTGCATTCGAAAAGGAATTAGATAAATCAGAAAAACGCCAATTATCAAAAGTAAAGCGCTATTATAAAAGCGAATACAATAAAGGTATAGAGAATTTTTTATCTGAAAATCAAACCAATTTTCAATTACTTTTTAATGCGACCGAATTACAAAAAATATATAGAAACCTATATGTTGAAATCGGTTTAAATTTTGCTAAATGGTACGCAAAAGGATTTGATAAATTTTTATCTAAAGGCGTAAATCCTAACCAATACGTTAGTGGTTGGGAAAACTCGTTTGCCTCTTTTGGTTCGGCGGTTGGTGCGCAGCGTGTAACGTTAGTCTCAGGGACCGCAAAAAAAACACTTATTCAAGTAACTGAAAAGTTAATGCGAGACCCTGAATTTCAGGCGTTAGGTAACACCGAAAAGGGCCGAATATTAAGAAATCAATTTAATAGATATTCGCAATATCAATCGGAACGATTAGTTCGAACGGAAGCAACCAACGCGGCAAACTTTGCAACAATGGAATCTTCAAAAACAATATTTCCGGGCGCACAAATGCGTAAGGAGTGGATAGCATCATTTGACGACAGAACCCGAAGCACACATTCAGAAGCGGGCGCAAGTGAACCAATACCATTTAATGAAGCGTTTATGGTTGGTGGTTCTTCTATGATGTATCCGGGAGACCCGAGCGGTCCGTCTTCTGAGGTTATTAATTGCCGTTGTAGTGTAGCGCCTTTTCCGGTAAAAGGAGCGCAAACAGTTGGAGAAATAACAGATATAAACTTCGGATTAGGTGGTGCGGCGTCAACCGGATTTGGTTTGACTGATGTTGTTTCGGCGATTAGTTCAACGTTAGTTGGTGCGGCTGAAAACGTTGTTGAAGGTGCGGTAAAAACAATTTCAGAAGCTAAGAAAAGTATTTTAAGCATGTTTGAAAAGCAAGGTTGGATTGTAGAAAAAACACAGTTTTCCCGAACATTACAAATAAAAAACTATAATCAAAGAATAAATATATTAAATAAATTATTTTCAAAATACAATTTTGGCTCGTCAGGTAACTTTACTAATAAAATTACTTTGCGTTTTAAGTCAAGTACAAGAGCTTATGGTAGTATATCTATCGGGCGTTTTAGTGGTGACTTAAGAAAAATAAATCTTGGCGATTTAACCGACGCGTTTTCTAATCGGGAGCGATTAATTTTCAAAAAAAGGTTTTCTAAAAGATTTAAAAGTGCGGTTAATGAGTCAAATATTGACATTGCTACAACGGTGCATGAAATGGGCCATGTTATGGCGCGTTCTGAACTTATGAGCCAACGTGAATTTTTTAATAAATTATCTAAAATAAGGGCCGAATATAGAAAAGATATATTAAAATTTCGTAACGATTCAAATTATAAATCATTTAACGAAATATTTTTAGGCCGTTACGCGAATACAAATATCGATGAATTTTTAGCCGAAGCATTTACGGAATACACCCTTCATTCAAACCCTTCAAAATATGCGCGTTTAGTCGGTGAGTTAATAGATGAAACATTTAAATTTTAAATAATGTCACCAAAAGAAGATTATATTTGTAATAATTGCAAACATTTAAGGCCAATAATGGGAGGTTGTAAGGCGTTCCCTGAAGATATACCTTTCGGAATGGGTGTTTTATTTCAACATGATAAACCTTTACCTGAACAAAAAAACAATATTGTTTTTGAACGTGGTGAACCCGAAGAAATATAAATTACAAAAACCGTATATTTACAAAAATTTTTTTTATGAATCAAATTCTTTACAAAGCGGCGCCAATCAATGAATTAATTGATGCGGACGAAAACGCCGGAATTATTAAAGGTTACGGAAGTATTTTTGGAAACAAAGATTCCGATAATGATATTATAACAAAAGGCGCTTATAAAAAGACAATTGCCGAAAATGGTGAACGTGTTAAGTACTTGTATCAGCACGATATGAACCAACCAATCGGGAAAATGCTCGAATTGTACGAAGACGATAAAGGTTTGGTGTTTGTTGCACAAATTGCAAAAACTCAATTAGGAAAAGACGTTGTGGAACTTATGAAATCCGGCGTAATTACTGAAAATAGTGTCGGTATTTTACCAATACAAGGCAAGGATAAAGGCGATTATCGCGAAATTAACGAAGTTAAACTTTACGAAATTAGCGCGGTTACATTAGCAGCAAACGACCAAGCCAAAATATTAGACGTTAAAGGAAACGTGGATTTGGATAAACTTTCAAAGCGTTATGATAATTTAGCGAAACTATTAAAAAAAGGACAAATTTCGGACGATATGGGTTTTGCTATTGAAGCGGAAATTTTAAAATTAAAATCATTATTTATTGAATTCACAAAGCCGGTTGAAAAAATCACTTTGCCGAATGTTGAGATAAAAAACGATGATTCTGAAGTGTATAAGTATTTAATTAATTCTTTAAAAATCTAAAAAAAAGATGGAAGAAAATGTAAAAAATCAATTAGACCAATTAAACATGGCTATTGATTCAAAGATTGAAAAATCTAACAAAGAAGTTCACAACGCTACTATTATAAAAGCAAGTGAATTATTAAAAGACGAAGTAAGTTTAGTAAACAAGAATTTAAACGAGCGTTTAGATGCAATGGAAATCGCAAACAAAAAGCAATTTAATTCAAATAAAAAAATGTCATTCAAAGGCGCTTTAAACGAAGCAATCCAAAACGGAGCGATTGAAGGAATAGCAAAAGGAAATTCAAGAAGTGCATCTTTTGAAATCAAAGCAGATATGACTATCGCCGCTGATTTTACGGGAGAAGTTATACCGGCTGATAGAGTTGCGGGATATAAATTCGACCCAACAAGACCGGTTCACATTAGACAATTACTTGCAATGGGGTCAACTCAAAGCGACGTTGTAAGATTTGTAAAAGAATCAGGATATACTAACGGTGCTGCAATTGCTGCCGAAGGTGCTACATTAGCACAATCTGATTTTGATATGACTGCAAGCGATGCAAACGTTAGAAAAATCGGAACTTATTTCCGTATTTCTGAAGAAATGCTAGCTGATACGCCTCAATTAACTTCATATCTTTCAGCGCGTGCGCCGGAAAAATTATTAGAAGTTGAAGATACGCAAATATTAAGCGGAACGGGTGCAAACTCTCAATTAAAAGGTATTATGACTGATGCGGCTGCATTTGCTGCGGGTTCTTTTGCTGATACAGTTGAAAGTGCAAATGATTTTGATGTAATTGTTGCATCATTAAATCAATTAGCATTAGCAAACTATAATGCAGATTGTATTTTATTAAATCCTACAGATTTTCATAAAATATTATTATTAAAAGATACTACAAACAACTATATTAAAGACCAAGTTTATGGCGGGTTACAACCTTCATTTATGGGTGTTAAAGTTGTTTTAAATACTTCAATAGCTGCGGGAAGTTTCTTAATCGGTAACTTTGCAGTTGGAACACAACTTTGGGTTAGAGATGGCGTAAATGTTGAATTCTTTAGAGAGGATGGAACTAACGTAAGAGATGGTTTTGTTACTGTTAGAGTATCTGAAAGAGTAGCATTAACTAACTATTTACCAAATGCGTTTGTTACGGGAACTTTCGCAGTTGGAAGAGCGGCTTTGGAAACTCCATAATCGTTAAAATTTTATATTTTGAAAGGCCTGAATTAATTTTCGGGCCTTTTTTTTTGCCCTTTATTTATAGGGGTTAACAAACAAAATGAAAAAAAACTTTAAAATAAAAGTGAAAATATTTTTTTAATTCAATAATGCGTTGTAGATTTGTAGGGAACAAAAACAAAACAAGATTATGAAAAACTTAGAAACAAAAACACCGGCAACTATTAATCACTTTTTAAATTTAAAGTTTCATTTAATAGAGTCACTTAAATTACAGGGTGCTAAATCTAATTGGATATACCCAACATTGAAAAATTTAAATATACATAAAATACATTTTAATAAATAAAACTAAAGGGGTGTAAAAACCCCTTTTAAAAACAAAACAAGATGAAAGAATTTAAAAGAGTAAGAACATGGAAGGATGTTACTAATGACCCTAGGGTGGATAGTGTAGAGGTAACAAATGAAGAGGCTAAGTATTGGGTTTATCTAAAGTTACCGTTTTATAACTACAAGACTCAATGTATGAGTTTACCTTGTAGAACTATTGAGGAGGCGTGTTGGAATTTGAATGGTGATATTAAGAGAGCTACGATTTCAAAGAGTGGAAGGATGATTGAGATAGATGGTGATGATTAAATATTAATTAAATAAATATATAAATATAAAAACATGAAAGGAATTAAAAGAAAAATTATCGCTCAATTAGTAAATCTTAATATTAAGCCATTTAAGACGGTTATTTTAAAAACCGGTATAATCTGCGAGCATTATGCTAACGGTAAGGTAAAAGTCATTTAAAATGAATGAATCAACGCATTTTGAGTTCGAGTTGTCTGTTAAATTAAATAGGACCGGAATATTTTTGCTTAATGGTAAAACAATAACACAAAAATTTAGAGTACCACGAGAGCAATTGAATAAAGTTTTTAAGAATCAATACATTTTCGGAACAAAATATAAAAGAGATTTAAAACAATTAGATTATTTAGTTCAGGGATTTAAAGAAAAGGTTTCGGATAAAATAAATATTGAAATTATGAATGATTCAAGAAGATTTGAAATAGTTTTGACAAGACAAAACAGATTTGAAGAATGGTTGAAAAATATTGAAATCAATATAAAAGAAATATTATAAAAGGCGCCTAATGAAAAACGATTCGAATAAATTATTTATCGTTCATAAAAAGAAAAGAATTTTTATTCATAGTTTAGCGCAATTAAAAGAAATACAAAACCAAACGTTTTTTAAGAAATTAAAAAGAAGCGTTTTAAGAATACTAAATTTTAAATTATGAGCAATACACCCGAACATTATGAAAGTGGCGAGGATTACGATTTAATTGATGTTATAAAGCATTATAATCTAAACTTTAATTTAGGCAATGTAATAAAGTACGTTTGCCGCGCCGGTAAAAAGGAAAATGAAATTCAAGATTTGGAAAAGGCAATTGATTATTTAGAACGTGAACTTTATTATTTAGAGACTGAAATTAAATATAAAAAATAAATATGAGTTATTTTGACAATTTCTATCCTGAAGACGAAAAGGAATTCGCTTGCAATATTTGTGATAAAGCCATTGATGAACCCGGGGTTTGTTCTGAGAAATGTTGGCAAATTAATAACCTTTAAAAAAAACCATTATGAAAGCTATTAAAGTTATTTTGTTTATTTTATTCATGTTATTTGGACTTAGACAATTTTTTATTTTCAATGATATTTGGGCCGGAACGTTCCTTTCAGTAATAGGAATTTCTATTGCATTAAATAAAAAAGAAGATGTTTTATAGGTCTTTTTATTAATATTTGATTTTGTTTAAAAGCCGTTTTCTTTGTTGAAGACGGTTTTTTTTGTAGTTTTACAATATGAATGTTAATTTATTCGGTTGTTTAGCGGAGTATAAGTTTGCAGTTATGGCAATGGAATACGGAATTAATGTTTCGTTTCCTTTAATACATTCGTCTCCTTATGATTGTATTATTGAAACAAAAAAAGTTCTAAAAAAAATACAAATTAAAGCAATTTCAACGGGCAAAGACAAGGCCCGGTGTTATTTATTAGATTCAAATAGAAATGCTTATAAAAAAGAAGATGTCGATTTTTTCGCGGTTTGGGTTCAATATCATAATGGATTTTATATTTTTAAAAATGAAAATTTAAATAAAACGATGGTTATTAATAAAGGCGGGATTTATTCAAAAAATTTTAATAACTTTGCGATGTTATAATGTTTTCATATTTGTTTTTGTTTAAAAAGTGCCGCTAATTTATTAGTGGTGCTTTTTTTTTATCTTTACAAAAATTTATATTATGAATTTAAAAATTAAGCAGTCAATTTTAAGAAATGGAAAGCGATACAATGAGGGTGATAGTATAGATTTGCCTGAAAATATCGCAATCGTTTGGATAAAAAAGGGCCTTGCATCTAAAGTTACTAAAAAGAATAACAAAGCAAAGTTTGAAACCAAAGAATTAAAAGTTGAATACATAGAAACAAAAGATAATGCGCCAAATAAAAATTAATTCAACAATAGGAAGCGAAATAATAACGGTTCAAGAGGTTAAAGATTACGTTCGAATAGATACAAGTTCGGATGATAATTTAATTGCGTTAATGATTACGCAAGCACGAATTTGGTGTGAAAACTATATTTCGCGCGATATTGTTTCAAAAGATAGAACGTATTATTTAGATTCTACAAACGGACTTTTTGATTTACCTTTTGGGCCGGTGTCAAGTATAGTTGCTATAACAGTTAATTTAATTGCCACTACTGATTTTGAGATTTTAGGATTAGATAATGAAACAATTGAATTAGACGGCGGTTCAGCGGACCGGGTTAAAATTAATTATATAACAAGCGGATTAAATGATTCATTAATCAAACAAGCGATATTGCAATTAATATCAACGTATTACGACAATCGCGCCGACTATGATACAAGTGATTCGGGTTCGGTTGAAGAAATACCAACGTCAACAAAAAAGATTTTAACTTCTTATAAAGCAATGTTTTTATAATGCAAAGCGGAAAACTAAATTCAAAGATTATTATTAAACGTTTAGTAAGAACGGCCGACAATTTTGGGGGGTTTACATCTACTTTGTCAGATGTTGCAACGGTTTGGTGTGATTTAAAGCAAATTAGCGGCGAAATTAACGAAAAGTTTGGTAAACGCGAACATGAAATTCAAGTTGAAGTATTATTGCGTAAGAAGACGGCGGATTTGATTTTAATAGGTGATATTTTTATTGTACAAAACGGAACTCAAAAATATAGAATAAACGAAAAGTATCAATTTGATTTGGATTATTTAACAAAATTAACGGCCACAAAATCTAATTAAATGGGTGTTAAAATAAATCAATCCGATTTAAATAGCTTAAATAAAAAGTTAAATTATTTACGTCGTTTTGATTCAAAAACTCTTTCGGTAGAATTAGGTAGAACCGGTTTAGATATTTCAAGAAAAGCAAAACAAGCGGCGCCGGTTGATAAAGGAACGTTAAAGCAATCCATAAGGGCCGAAGTAAAAGGAAAAACGGTTGAAGTAATCGCGGGCGCAAAATATGCTCCTTATGTTGAATTTGGGACCGGTGGATTAGTCAAGTTAGATGATATGTTAGAACTTGGCATTCCGTCAAGTTATGCCGAACAATTTAGGGGTCAAGGGATAAAAGAAGTTAATTTACCGCCAAGGCCTTTTTTCTTTAGTTCAGCGCGTGAGGGTTTAAGGGATTTAATGATACGGTTAAAAACAAAATTAAATAAAGGAAAATAAATATGTTAGAAGCGATACATTTTTTGAGGCGCGGAATTATTGCAAAATTAAATAATGCAATTACTTTAAACGGGTCCATAGTTCCGATTTATGGTAGAATTCCAACAAGTGCAACGTATCCGTTAATTAGGGTTTATAGTGTTTCGACAGATGAAGATATACAGAATCAAACTTCTTTCATGACGGAAACAATTACACGAATTGAATGTGTAACCCGGTTTTATTCAGATGACGGTGGCGAGTTAGATGTTAATTTAATGGTTTCGCAATGTTTAAATTTAATAAGAACCCGTTCAAGTGGTTATGTTAATTTAAGCGCAAACGGTTTCAAAGTATATACTTCTGTAAATAAAGGAGTTAAATATATTGAAGATGATTTAAGTGATTATACATATTTTAGGGCCATTATAGAAATATCAAATAAAATTGAGCAAATAGTTACATAAAAAAAAATATGTCAAATAAAAAATCATACAAAGATAGAAACGGCACAACTCGCGTTGGTGATGCTTTGAGGTGGTTATTTAAACAAGGGAAAAACATTGCGCCGGAAATTCTTACAATTGCCGGAAATGTTACCGGTATTGATTCCTTAAAATTATTAGCGAATAAAATAAAAAACGATGATAATATTGAGCCAAAAGATAAAGAACTTTTGTTAAAAGAATTAGAATTCGATTTGATTGAAATGAATGAAGTAACTAAACGTTGGGAGTCAGATAATAAAACAGACAGTTTTTTAACGCAAAATATCAGGCCCCTAACGTTAGCATTTTTAACCCTAACCCTATTTATCTATATCGTATTAGATAGTTCTTTAAATGGCTTTAAAATCAGCGATAAATGGATTGATTTACTTAGTTCGTTATTGCTTTTAGTTTATGGCGGTTATTTTGGCGCCCGTTCGGCTGAAAAGATTGTAAAAAGTTGGAAAAAATAAAACTATTCTAAAAGTTTTAGGTTAAATTTTTAATTACTTATATTTTTGTATTTTTGTGATAAATAAAAAATTATTATGAGTTCAAATTTATATAGTACAAGCGAATTTCAAAAACTATCATTTGGCGACAAGGGTTTAAGAATTATAAGTGCCGGTTCAACTTCAGTTACCGGAGAAAATTTTTGCGCAATTCAAGCGATTGAAAATTCAACAATTAGTTGTGATATTGATACGGTTGGGGGTGATACTTCAATTACTTCATTAACTTTAGTTGCGGGCGGTGTTATTTACGGAAGTTTTGATGACGTAAGTATTGCGGCGGGAAAAATAGTTGCTTATTTAAGATAAAAAATTATGATTGGATTAGGTTTAAGAATACATATTAATCAATTAGGAACCTTTTTTTTGTCTTTAATCGTAAGAAATTATGTTATTAGAGTTAAAGCGGCCGGCGGAATTGTTGAATCAATAGAATGTTTACAAACACGACTTTCGTTTTAGAATTAAAATATAAAATAAAAAAATAATATGCCTACACAACCAACAATTGCAATGATACCTTCGGGTTACGGATTGGAAAAAATATATTCTGTTTTACCTACAAACGGGGACGCAGATTTACAGTTTTCACGTGGAAGCGTTGCAACGAGAGTCGATAAAAGCGGTTTAATTTCTAACGTACAATCGAATTTTCCACGTTTAGATTATTTAAATAGTACTTGTCCGAGTTTACTATTAGAGCCTCAGAGAACTAATTTATTAACTTATAGTAATGATTTTGCGGGAAGTACTTATAATAAAAATAGTTTTGCTTGTTTAGCAAATCAATCTATAAGTCCTGAAGGTTTAAATAATGCAAGTTTAATCTATCAAACTGCAAACGGAGATAGAGATTTTTACGTAGATACTCCAAATAGAATAGATGTTTTTAGTGTTTACGCAAAATCAGCGGGAAAAGATTTTTTTGTAATTTTTTCTAAGGCGGGTACAAATCCCGCTTGGTATAATTTAGCAAATGGGACTCTCGGAACTGTACCAAGTGGTACTACGGCAACTATTACTCCGGTAGGAAATGGTTGGTATCGTTTAACATATTACAGAAATGTATCAGGGGTATTTCAATTTTTTAAACCAATAGATAGCAATGGTTCAGCCATTGGGATTGCATCGGGTACTGATGGAGCTTTAATTTATGGCGCACAATTAGAAAGCGGAAGCTTTGCTACTTCTTACATCCCAACTACGGGAACAAGTGTGACACGAAATGCAGAAACTGCAAGTAAAACGGGGGTTGACGCTTATATAAACGATTCAGAGGGTGTTTTGTTTGTTGAGATTTCTAATTCAGAAACTACTAATGGGTCTTATTTAGGAATATCTAATGGAGGTACAAGCGAAAGATTAATAATAGGAAATGAGGGAGGTTTTTTAAGGGTTTATACAGATGTTAATGTTGATGGAAATGTGCAATCAGCAAATACAGATTTTAACAAAATAGCAGTTAAATATAATTCTTCTAACACTTCTATTTATTACAATGGTTTTTTAATAAAAAGTATTAATCAATCGGCTAATTTATCAGGAATAAGCGCGTTAAAATTCACTTCAGGTGGTATTGCACAAAGTTTCTACGGAAAAATAAAAGATTTAAGAGTTTACAACACCGCTTTAACAGATAGCGAATTAGAAACGCTTGTGTCTTACACTTCATTCAACGCTATGGCGTTAAACTTTAATTATACAATATACTAATATGGCAAACACACTAAAATTTGGTTCGGGAAATTGGGCGGCAAAAAAGGATTCTATTCTTGCTTATAATGATGAGAATTCAAACTTTAAACCTTTACCTTTTACGACTTCAAGAGCATCAACCGCTACAAGAATAAACAAAGCGGGATTAATTGAAAAGGTAGAAAATGGAATTCCAAGAGTGGACTATTTAGGGAATACTAAAGGTGCTTTGAAATTAGAGCCTCAGTCTACGAACAAAATACAATATTCGGAATCGTTTGGTCGAGGTTATTGGACAAAAAGCGGTGCGACTATTCAAGGAGACCCGAGTACTGCGGGAGCGGAACAAGTTGTAAATGGGAGTTTTGCTACTGATACGGATTGGAATAAAGAAGCAGGGTGGTCAATTAGTAGTGGAAAATTAATTGCGAACACATCATCTTCAACCGCTTGTTATCAAGTTGGGGGTTCAACACCAATAATTACGGGAAAAACGTACCAAGTTAAATTTGAAATTACGAGTTATACGGTTGGTTCTGTTAATTTAAGAGCGGGAACAGAAGCGGGTATTACTAATTTCAATACGGTTGGAGTTCATACGGTGACAATGGTTGCGGGTGGTGCTTTACAGATACGATTTGCGTCGGTAGGTACAACGGTTTTAACAATAGATAATTGTAGCGTAAAAGAAGTAAAAGGTTTCGCCTCGCCAAGTGCAGATACTCCTTTAGGTGCTTTTAAGTTGGTTGAAAACAGTTCTAATTCAGTTCATACAATAAGATCTCAAGAAACTACTGTAAGCGGA